TATACATTAGATTTTACTGCTAAGACCTACCTATTCGGACCTGTTGCAGATAGTTCTACTGGACTTATTAAGAAAGTTCAGGTTGATTACTCAACTGAAGCAGTTAAGACTGCACCAAGGACACAGAGATATGTTGCTCAACCAAGAGCACTTAAAGATTATAATGATGATAATGCAACTGTCCTTGGAGAAGATATAAGTAAGAGTAAGACTAAGTTCTTGGTTGCAGATGCATCTGGATTACTTGCTGACACTTACATTGCAATTGGAAATGAATTGATGTTTATTAGAGCAATTGATGGTAATAACATTACCGTTAAGAGGGGTCAGGATGGAACAACCACAGATACTCATATCAATGGAGATTCTATAGATGCGGTAAATGCTGTTGATGATGCTCTTGTTGAAATGGGTGATGACTTTGGATTTAGTGAAAATCGTTACGATTTTGGTGTTGATGGTTTAAGTTATAGTCCTTCTAAGGGTACTGATGTATGAGTAAATTTGATACTATAGACAATGCTTTAGACATTGAAACTAAGGAAGTAGAAGCAATTTCTACTCCTGAAGGTGGGTGTGCTACAAGAAAAGATCAATTAACAAAAGCAGAATCTACTGTCGATTACGAATATACAAGAGGGAATCTTTACTCTTTAATCGAAAAGGGGCAAGAAGCAATTAATGGCATTTTGGAAGTGGCACAAGATGGTCAATCGGCAAGAGGATATGAAGTTGTTGGACAATTAATTAAAAGTGTTGGTGATACTACAGATAAGTTAATAGATCTCCAAACAAAGATGAAAGATCTGGGTAAAGAAGATAAGAAAGGGCCTACAACTGTTAATAATGCATTATTTGTTGGTTCTACATCTGATTTATCAAAACTTATAAAAGAGGGTGTTCTAAATAATAAAGGGGATTCTGAAGACTAATGAAATTATCTGATTTTAGAAACAAGGCAGCAGCTGCAATGAAGAAGGTTGCTGGCAAGAAAGAAGAGGAAAGAAAACCCCAAAAGGCAATGGATGCTGGTGCAAGGGCAAAGAGAAAGTTGGCAAGAAGAGTTCATAAGTCAACAGTATCAGATTTTGTACCTGATGATATACAAGATGATTATAAGATTGATGAAAGTAGTTTAAGTAGAATCAAATCCAAATCCGATAAAGGAGGGATGGCAGTCATCTCTGGAAGTCGTGGTGACAAATCTTCTAAGGAAAATAAGGCAAGAGCAAAGCAGTTAGATCGTGACATTCGTGGTAAAGGTCTACCAGGTGCTACTAAGGTACAAGGTAGATGGGATGAGAAGGATGATAAGACTGGTGAAGTTACTAAGGTTAAAGAACGTAGCCATGTTGTTACATCTGGTAAAAAAGGTAAAAGAAAATTCAAAAAAGATATTAAAGCATTAGGTAAGAAGTATGGACAAGATGCAGTTCTTACTCAGACGAAGGAGACTGGCACTGTTAGTGCAACGAGAAAAGGTGGACTCGGTAAATCAGCAGGTAAAAATGTTAAAAGATTTACCGCAGGAACAATGAAACCAGGTAGATCCTCATCAGAAGGTGATACTAAGATCAAGAAGAAGACATTTACTTATGAGTCATACCTTCGTCTTCAAGAAAGAGGTAAGACTTATGTAATTTTTGTGAATTGGAGAGGAAGAACTATAAAAACTCAAATGTTCTTTGGTAAATTCTCAAGACCAACCAAAGCAGAAGTGAGAGCAGAAATAGAGAAAGTGTATCCAAATGGTATAGTTCTGTATTACAATCCAGTAAGAAGAGACCCTACTGAACCTTTATTATACGCAGGGAAAAAATAACTATGCCTTCTGATGATGTATATCTTGGTAATCCGAATTTAAAAAAAGCAAATACTCAAATTGAGTTTACTGCTGATCAAATTGCTGAATTTATTAAATGTAAGAAAAATCCTGTATACTTTGCAAAAAAGTATGTTCAGATTGTTAATCTGGATGAAGGTCTTGTACCGTTTCAACCTTATAAATTTCAAGAGAAGTTAATAAAAAGATTCCATAAAGAGAGATTTAATATATGTAAGATGCCACGACAGACTGGTAAGTCTACTACTGTGGTTGCATATCTTCTACACTATGCTGTTTTTAATGACAGTGTGAATATTGGTATTCTTGCTAACAAAGCAGCAACTGCTAGGGAACTTCTTGGTAGATTACAAACTGCTTATGAGAATTTGCCTAAATGGATGCAACAGGGTATAATAGCATGGAACAAGGGGAGTTTAGAACTTGAGAACGGATCAAAGATACTGGCTGCTTCTACGTCTGCAAGTGCTGTCCGAGGTATGTCCTTTAATATCCTCTTTCTTGACGAGTTCGCTTTCGTCCCGAATCACATTGCTGACTCGTTCTTTGCCTCTGTTTATCCTACTATTACGTCTGGTAAATCAACGAAAGTAATTATAGTTTCAACTCCACATGGTATGAATCACTTCTACCGATTGTGGCATGATGCAGAAAAAGGTAAGAATGAGTATATTCCAACTGATGTCCATTGGTCTGAAGTTCCTGGTAGAAATGCCAAATGGAAAAGATCTACCATAGCAAACACATCAGAACAGCAATTCAAAATTGAGTTCGAGTGTGAGTTCTTAGGATCTATTGATACGTTAATATCTCCAAGTAAGTTAAAAGCATTAGTATATGATAATCCAATAAAGAAAAGTGCAGGATTGGATGTATATCATCCTACCCAAGATAAGCATGACTATCTGATTACTGTTGACGTTGCAAGAGGAGTAGGAGAAGATTACTCAGCATTTGTAGTGGTTGATATTACCGAGTTTCCCCATAAGGTAGTAGCAAAGTATAGGAATAATGAAATCAAACCAATGATATTTCCTAATGTAATATATGAGGTTGCAAGGAATTATAACAATGCGTTCATACTTTGTGAGGTAAATGATGTAGGAGATCAGGTTGCTGCTATCTTAAACTTTGATTTGGAGTATACGAATCTATTGATGTGTTCTATGAGAGGTAGAGCAGGCCAGATCGTTGGCCAGGGGTTCTCAGGCAAGAAGACTCAATTGGGAGTTAAAATGTCCAAGACAGTTAAAAAGGTTGGTTCCCTCAACCTTAAGGCTATCATAGAGGAAGATAAACTCTACTTTAATGACTATGAGATCATTTCAGAATTGACTACCTTTATATCCAAGAGTAACTCATTTGAGGCAGAGGATGGATGTAACGATGACCTTGCTATGTGCTTGGTAATTTATGCATGGTTGGTTGCTCAAGACTATTTCAAAGAATTAACAGATCAAGATGTGAGAAAGAGATTATATGATGAGCAAAAGAATCAAATAGAACAGGACATGGCACCATTTGGTTTTGTGTCTGATGGACTAACTGAAGAGACTTCCTTTGTAGATCCAGAAGGCCAAAGGTGGCATTCTGATGAGTATGGAGAAACTGGTGGAGGGATGAATTATATGTGGGACTACATGTAAAAATGCACGTAAGAGTGGGTAAGTTATAAATAATTTTAGTAAAAAAATTGAATTTTCTATAAGAGGGAAAGACATGTCGCTTAACTTAGTATCGCCTGGAACCAAGGTAAGGGAAGTTGACTTAACTGTTGGTAGCATTACGGGAGCAAATGAGCAGGTTGGTGCAATCGCAGGTCCATTTGAGAAAGGACCAGTCGATGAAGCAATCTTAATTGAGAATGAACAAGACCTTGTTGCTACTTTCGGAAAGCCACTTTCGACAGACGCACAGTATGAGTATTGGTTAACTGCATCGAATTATCTTTCTTATGGAGGAATCCTAAGAGTATTCAGATCAGATGGAACAACACTCAACAATGCGAATTCTGGTACAACACCTTCATCTGCTGGAGGATCAACGGTAAAAATTAAATCGTATGATAATTATCAAGAGAATTATACAACAACTTCAAATGAACCATTAACTTTTTCATATGCTGCCAAAGATCCTGGTACATGGGGAAATGATTTAAAAGTTTGTACAATTGATGCTGCTGCTGATCAGAGGCTTTCAATTACTGCTACTAAAGCTGAAGCAGCGAATTATGCAGTTGGTTTGGGAGTTACCCAATCAATTGCTGGAGTAGTTCGTGCTGCTGTTGGTACTGGAAATACTTCATCTTATGATGGATATTTGAGAGGTATAGTTACTGGTCTTACAACTGCAGTCACAACTGGATCAACAACAAACTGGGATTATACAGTTGACATAAAAGTTACCGATTGGGTAAGTGATGTAGGGGTATCAAGTGTTACTGATTATTCACAACTTTCTTTTGCAGCACCAGCAGTAATAAGTGTTGACACTGCTACTGGTCTTGGAACAACAGAGGGTACTACTGATACTGCTTATGATATTACCATTACTGGTATTACTACTTCAAATCTCAATGGAGATGCAAGTAAAGATCTTGCAGTAGGAGACGTTGTTTCTACAGCATCTACTCTTGTAACTGTTCCAACAGGAACCAAGATTGTTTCAATCGGAACATCTGAAGTTACAGTAGACCAAACAATTACTGGTATTGCTACAGTAGGATTTACATTCACAAGAACTGTATCTACTAGTACCGATACGAACGTAATGTATTTTTCTGAGGCAAATCATACTGCCAAGAAAACTGTAACATCTGCAACATCTTTAAAAGATTGGTATAATGAGCAAACTCTGGGATTAACTAATGAAGATATTTCTTGGAAGTCAATTGCAGAAAAACCTGGAACATCTCAGTATGCTTCAGAAAGAAGTGCTAAGAATGATGAAATACATGTCGTTGTCGTTGATGACAAAGGAACTGTAACTGGAATCGCAGGAAACATTGTTGAGAAGCACACTTATCTATCCAAAGCAAAGGATGGAAAAGTTTCTCCAACTGAAAATTACTACCTAAAAGATGTTATTGCACAGCAATCAGAATACATCTATGTTGGTTATTCAACTTCAGGTGCTGCATCTGGATTGACTGATGCAGGAAGTAATGCATTTACAGCATCATCTACTTCAACTACTGGGCAAAATGCACAGGGAGTTACATTTGATGTTCGTGGTGCTGAGACTTATACACTATCAGGAGGTCAAAATTATACTGCTGCTGGTGGATATGCTGCAACTCGTGCAAACGTATTGCAATCCTATGGAAAACTTAGAAATCCTGCAGAGTATGATATTAACTTCATACTTCAAGGACCATCTGGTGGTGTCAATATCTGGGACTCACAAGCAAAAGCATCAGAACTAGTTGCTATTGCAGCTGAAAGAAAGGATTGTATTGCTTGTATCTCTCCACATAAAGGAGGAGTTGTTAATGTATCAAATACTGATACACAGACAGATAATATAATTGAGTACTATGATAAGATTCAATCATCATCTTATGCGGTGTTTGATTCTGGTTATAAGTATGCGTTTGATAGATGGAACAATGAGTATAGATATCTTCCCTTGAATGGTGATGTTGCTGGATTGATGGCAAGAACATCAATCAATTCATTCTCTTGGTTCTCACCTGCTGGATCTTCTAGAGGTGCAATCAACGGAGCAATTAAACTTGCATATAATCCATCACAGGCACAAAGAGATCAACTTTATCCTAAGAGAATTAACCCAGTTGTTGCTTCTCCTGGTGCTGGTATTATTCTCTTTGGAGATAAGACTGCACTTGGACATGCTTCTGCCTTTGATCGTATTAACGTTCGTCGTTTGTTCCTTACTATTGAGGATACGATTGAAAGAGCAGCAAGAGATCAGTTGTTCGAGTTTAATGATGTAATTACTAGGTCGAACTTCCTAAACATTGTTGATCCTTATTTACGTGATGTTAAAGCGAAACGAGGAATTAACGAATATGTAGTTATTTGTGACGAAACAAATAACACACCTGACGTTATTGATTCTAATCAATTTAGAGCTGACATCTTTGTTAAACCAGCAAGATCTATTAACTTTATTGGACTTTCTTTTGTTGCAACTCGCACTGGAGTTAGTTTTGAAGAAGTCGTTGGAAACGTTTAATTAAATTTACTTAGAGGAAAACATTAATGGCAAACCTAAACATTCCTGCTACTAAAGACAGAACCCTTGATGCGTTCAAGGGTAGAATGGTCGGGGGTGGTGCTCGTCCTAATCTATTTGAATGCGAGTTATTCTTCCCCGACGATGCAATCCCTACTTCATCCACAAGAGATGAAATTACGGATAAAGTTAGATTTCTGGTTAAAGCAGCTGCTCTTCCAGCATCTAATATCACACCAATTAACATTCCATTCAGAGGAAGGAATCTAAAAATTTCTGGAGACAGAACATTTGATCCTTGGACAGTCACCGTTATCAACGATGTTGATTTCGGAGTTAGAACTGCCTTTGAAAGATGGATGAACTTGATCAACAAGCATGAAGATAATGCAGGACTAACAGATCCTACATCATATCAGAAAGATGTATTTGTAAGACAACTGGGAAGATCACAAGTGGGTGGTGTAGTACCAGCAACAGATACTAATGTTCCTGTTCTCAAGGCATACAAATTCTACGGTGTATTCCCAACTAATGTTTCTGACATTGCTCTATCGTATGATAGTTCTGATGTTATTGAAGAGTTTAGTGTGGATTTACAAGTACAATGGTGGGATGCCCTCGATCCTAGAGGAGAATCTCAACTTGGCACTGGTGCATAATCATAAATAGTGCTATAATAGTAGCAAAACAATTATACAATGGCAAAACTATTTGGATTTAAGATCCCAGATTCTAGTGATGATAAGTCTAAGGGGATTGTTTCACCAATTCCCCCAAGCGATGAAGATAAGTCGGATTTTTATGTCTCTAGTGGATTCTATGGACAATATGTTGATATTGAAGGAGTATATAAAAGTGAACAGGATCTAATTCGTAGATACCGTGAGATGTGTCTACATCCAGAGTGTGATAGTGCTATTGAAGATGTTGTAAATGAAGCAATTGTTTCTGATTTGAATGATTCACCTGTAGAGATTGAATTATCAAACCTTAATGCATCAGATAAATTAAAAGATCATATTCGAGCAGAATTTAAGTATATCAAGGAACTCATGAACTTCGATAAGAAGTCTCATGAGATTTTTCGTACCTGGTATATTGACGGAAGAGTTTTCTACCACAAAGTAATTGACTTAAAGAAACCACAAGATGGTATTCAAGAGATTAGATTTATTGATCCACTTAAGATAAGACTTATTCGTCAGGTCGAAAAAACTGGATCTAACAATATGTCACCATTTGATGTAAGTAAAAATTCAAATGATCTGAATGCATATGATGCTCCTGAGATTAATGAGTTTTATCTATATGATCCAAATACTGTAACCAAAGGAAGTGGAATAATTCCAACAAGAGATCAAAAAGGTGCAGTAAAAATAGCGAAAGATGCAATAACATTTGTCACTTCAGGACTTGTAGATCGTAATAAGCAAACAATTTTATCATACTTACATAAAGCAATTAAAGCACTTAACCAGCTTCGTATGGTTGAGGATAGTCTTGTCATCTACAGATTGTCAAGAGCACCAGAAAGAAGAATATTCTATATTGATGTAGGTAATCTTCCCAAAGTTAAAGCGGAACAATACCTTCGTGATGTTATGAACCGTTACAGAAACAAACTGGTTTATAATGCAGATACTGGTGAGATTCGTGATGACAAGAAATATATGGCAATGTTGGAAGACTTCTGGCTTCCTAGAAGAGAAGGTGGTAGAGGAACAGAGATTACTACACTTCCAGGCGGACAAAACCTTGGAGAACTTACTGATATTGAGTATTTCCAAACTAAACTTTATAAGTCACTCAATGTTCCATCAAGTAGACTAGACAGTCAAGGTGGATTTAATTTAGGTAGATCATCAGAGATCTTAAGAGATGAACTTAAGTTTACCAAGTTTGTTGGTAGATTACGTAAGAGATTCTCTGGAGTCTTTATGGATATGCTTAAAACTCAGTTGATTCTTAAAAATATCATTACTCCAGAAGATTGGGATTCATTAGAAGATCATATTCAGTTTGATTTCTTATATGATAATCATTTCTCTGATCTTAAAGAGAATGAACTTCTTCAGGAGCAGTTAGGTGTTCTTGCTTCTATGGAACCATATATGGGTAAATACTTCTCTGCTCAATATGTAAGGTCAAAAGTTCTTAAGCAGACAGAAACTGAAATGGAAGAGATGGATGAGCAAATAGCAAAAGAAATTGAGGATGGAATTATCGCAGATCCTAATATGCCAGTGGATCCAATGACAGGTATGCCAGCTGACCAAGCACTTGCAGGTCACGATATGATGGGTACTGTTCCAGATGGAATGCCAGAAGAGCAAGCACCGACTCAAATGCCGAAGGGTGGAGAGATATAAATACCTTTAGTTTATAATTATATTGTATCAAAATGGATGATTTAATCGATATGATGGTGGCCGATAAGTCTGCCAATGATGTTAGTGATAAGATTAAAGAGATCTTGTATGCTAAGAGTGCAGAAAAGGTAGACGCATCAAAACCAAGTGTTGGTGCATCTATGTTTGGTGACCAATCAGAAGTTGAAAGTGAAACTGAAGTAGACCAAGAAGGGGAATCAAATGGCGATTAGGAGTCTTATAAAAGGTGCAGAAGCTGCATGTGGTACTGATGCTGCAGGTGCTTCCACTTTTGGAAATGCAACTGTCGTTCGTCTAGTCAATGATAGTACTACCAATAGGTTAGTAACTGTTATTGATTCAGTAGGTGGATCGACAACAATCGGATCATTTACTTTAGTAGGTGGATCAGTTGAGCATGTTGAAAAACAATCAGCACATGCAATATATGCAGCAAATGCTGCAGTTAAAGGATGTAAAGTAGGTTATTCTCAATAGAAACAATGAAACTGATTACAGAAGAAATCTCAACCGTTAAGTTTATCACCGAAGGAAAAGGTGCTAAAAAGAAACTTTATATTGAAGGAGTTTTTCTACAAGGAGATCTCAAAAATCGTAATGGTAGAATATATCCAGTTGAAACTCTTGCGAAAGAGGTTGACCGATATAATGAAGCATTTGTCCAAAAAGGACGTGCTTTGGGAGAACTTGGTCATCCCGATGGTCCAACTGTAAATCTTGATAGGGTTTCCCATAAAATTACATCTCTCGTCAGAGAAGGTAATAATTTTAAAGGTAAAGCACAATTGCTTTCAACACCTATGGGTAAGATTGCTTCATCATTGATTGATGAGGGAGTTACACTTGGTGTTTCATCTCGTGGTGTTGGATCACTTAGAGAGTCACAAGGTGTTAAATATGTTGGTGAAGATTTTCAGTTAGCAACTGCTGCTGATATCGTTGCCGATCCTTCTGCTCCAGACGCATTTGTGAATGGAATTATGGAAGGAAAGGAATGGGTTTGGGAAGGAGGAACTCTTCGTGAGCAACTCGCATCTCAAACAAAAAGGAGAATAAACACATTAGTTGATCAAAAAAGACTTGAGGAGCACAAACTCCAATTGTTCAATGATTTTTTGATAAATCTTTAAATTATAAATAAATATAGTAAAATTACACTAACAGGTAACGGAGAGTTCTAAAATGTCCAGTGGCACAAAATTACAAGACATGGAAGTAGACGTTAAAGAAAACGCTGTAACTGCCAATGCTAAACCAGCTGAACCCTTGGTTAAGCCATCTGGCGCACAGATCGAAGACTTAGGCGGACCTACTCCAGAAAATTATAAGACCGATGATGATTCGGCAAAACTAAAAACACCAGGCGTATCACTTAAACAAGTTAAGGATGTTGTCACCAAAGGTGCAAAATCTGGCGTTAAGTCTGGAGACGTTCAACCAGGAACAAGTTTAAATTCTGGTGACGAAGTAGAGGTCAAGGACGATCAAGAAATCGTTTCCGAAGATCCTGTTAATGCAGAAGACGATCTTAAGAAAAAGGTCGAAGATGCAATTACTGAAGAACCTGAAGCAACCGAAGAAGTTGTTGCCGAAGATTCTAAAGAAGAAGAATTCAGTGTTGACGAAGATGTCGAAGCACTTCTTGCTGGAGAAGAACTTTCCGAAGAGTTCCAAGCAAAAGCAAAGACAATCTTTGAAGCAGCAATTAACTCTAAGGTCTCAGAAATTAAGAATGACCTAGAAGAGCAAAATGCTAAAACACTAGAAGAAGAAATTGATTCTACCAAGGTTAAGTTGACTGAAAGAGTTGACTCATATCTTGAGTATGTAGCCGATGAGTGGTTACAGGAGAATCAACTTTCAGTCGAAGAAGGTCTTAAGACCGAAATGACTGAATCATTCCTTACTGGAATGAAAAACCTATTTGAAGAACATTATGTAACTATCCCTGAAGACAAATATGATGTCCTTGAGAGCATGGTAAATAAACTTGATGAAATGGAAGGAAAACTCAATGAGCAACTTGAAAAGAATGTTGCTCTGAACAAGAGACTAGCAGAATCTACATCCGATGGAATCCTTAGTGACGTTGCAGAAGGTCTCGCAGTTACTCAGAAAGAGAAGCTTGCTTCACTTGCTGAAAGTGTTGAGTTTGATAGTGAAACCGATTACCGTGAGAAACTAGTAACGTTGAGAGAATCTTATTTCCCATCAGCAGCACCTAGTGCTCAAAGAGACAATTCTGAAGTAATTTCAGAAGGTTCTGAGTCACCTGCTCAGACAACTGGCAGTATGGCTACTTACCTCTCTACACTTCAGAGAGTCGCTAAGAAGTAATTTCTTATTATAGTTTTATACACTTAAACACTTTTTACTACGAGGTAAATTTCAAATGGAAATGTTCAATGCTGAACAACTCCAAGAGAAGTGGAAACCCCTTCTAGATGCAGATAGTGCTCCCGAAATTAAGGATGCACACCGTAGAATGGTTACCGCAGTTCTCTTAGAGAATCAAGAAAAATTTCAAAATGAGGAAAAGCAATTCCTCTATGAGGCATCACCTACTAACTCAGCTGGTACAGGCGGTTTTGGTGCTGACTCAGCAGCTGGTGGACCTACAGCAGGTTTCGATCCAGTTCTAATCAGTCTTATTCGTCGTTCTATGCCTAACTTGGTCGCTTATGACCTTGCTGGTGTTCAACCAATGAATGGACCTACTGGTTTGATCTTCGCAATGAGATCACGTTATACCAACCAGTCTGGTACAGAGTCATTCTTCGACGAAGCAGATACAACATTCGCAGGTCAGAACAGTGCCGACAGTCTAACTGCTGGTCAAACTGATGCTGCTGCTGGTTTGGGTACTATTACTCAAGCAGGTTCTAACCCATCTGCACTGAACCCAGTTGGTTCTGCTGTATCTACAGGTTATAACGTAGGTCAGGCAATGACCAACGCCAATGCTGAAGCATTAGGTGATGGTTCATCCAACCATTTCAACCAAATGGCATTCTCAATCGAGAAGGTCACCGTGACTGCGAAGTCTCGTGCGTTGAAAGCAGAGTACAGTTTAGAATTGGCTCAAGACCTTAAGGCAATCCACGGTCTGAATGCTGAAGCGGAATTGGCAAACATTCTCTCTACAGAGATACTTGCTGAAATTAACCGTGAAGTTATCAGAACGATCTATAAGATTGCTGAACAGGGTGCTGCTACTAACACTGCTACTGGTGGTACATTCGACTTAGACGTTGACAGTAATGGTCGTTGGTCTGTTGAGAAGTTCAAAGGACTTCTGTTCCAGATCGAAAGAGATGCTAACGCTATCGCACAAAGAACTCGTCGTGGAAAGGGTAATATGATCCTTTGCTCTGCTGACGTTGCTTCTGCGCTAACAATGGCAGGTGTTCTGGATTATACTCCTGCACTTAATGCTAACCTTAATGTTGATGACACAGGCAATACATTTGCTGGTGTACTTCAAGGTAAGTATCGTGTATACATCGACCCATATTCTGCAAACGTTGCTGCTGACCAGTATTACGTTGTTGGATATAAAGGTTCTTCACCTTATGACGCTGGACTGTTCTACTGCCCATACGTTCCTCTTCAGATGGTTCGTGCAGTTGGTCAGGACACCTTCCAACCAAAAATTGGATTTAAGACTCGCTACGGCATCGTCGCAAACCCATTTGCTGAAGGTACTGATCAAGGTCTTGGTAGACTACGTGTTAACTCTAACCGCTACTACAGACGTGTTAAGGTTCAAAACCTCATGTAAGACAGAAGGAAATAATTCCTTTAATCATAAAGACTCCTCTTCGAGGGGTCTTTTTTTTATCTAAATATATCAGGAGACCTGCGTTCTATATGAAAACCTACCAACAATTTACCGAAAGTAATAAGACTTGTCCTAAAGGTAAATATTATTGCCATACTGATAAAAAATGTAAAAAGATACCTACTGGGTGGCATGTAGGTAGAAGAGGTTACATTGAACAAGATGATGAGGAAAATGGCAAATCCAATAACGGCAATGGAAATGGTAATGGCCATTCTAGCAATGGTAATGGTGGGAACGGTAACGGTAACGGTGGCAGCAATGGTGGAGGAGAATAATGACTAAAACACCTTGGTCAAATCAACTTTCAAACAGGAATTATTTGTCTCCTGTTGGGTTTAAATTTGTAATCACTAAAGCACCAAAGGCAGATTTCTTTTCAAATCAAGCATCAATTCCTGGTATCAATCTAGGATTTGCTTTGCAACCAAATTATTTGAAAGATATACCTGTTGCTGGTGACAAATTAACTTATGATGATTTTACTTTGAGTTTCTTTGTTGATGAGAATCTACAAAATTATATGCAGATTCATGATTGGTTGAGAGGACTTGGATATCCAGAAAGTATTCAAGAGTTTATTGATTTAAAAAAGAGTGATGAGTTCAGTCCAGATCCTTCTGCTAGAAATCCACTTAATGAATATTCCGATGCAAGTTTAATTATCTACAATAGTAACTTCAATGAAGTTGCAAAGATTAAATTTAAGGATGTATTCCCAGTATCTCTATCTACAATTACCTTCGATGCAACATCATCTGATATAGATTATGTTGTGGCCGACGCTACCTTTAAGTATTCTATATATGATATAGAAGTGATGTAATTTTTGTTTTTTTATGAACCTTGATGAAATTCAGTCGTTATGGGATGCGGATTCAAAGTTAGACCCAGATAATTTACATACTGTGTCAACTGATATACCTGCATTACACGCAAAGTATTATAGAATTCTCAATAGAGTTCTATTGCTTAAAAAATCGGAAGAGAATAAATTTAAAGTATTAAGAAAAGAAAAGTGGCAATACTATTCTGGTAAAGCAGATCCACAAGTCTATATCGATAAACCCTTTGACCATAAGGTTTTGAGGCAAGATGTCGATAAATATATGGACGCAGATGATGATTTAATTAAGCAACTCTCTAAAATAGATTACTACCAAGTAATGATTAGTTATTTGGATAGCATTCTAAAGACTATTGGAAATCGTACTTATCAAGTTAAGAATGCGATTGAATGGCAGCAATTTATTAGGGGATACAGTGACTGATATTAGTATACGAAAAAAGAATGAAGTATATGTGACTGTAAAAGCAGAACCACATATTAATCAGGAGTTGACCGATCTTTTTACATTTGATGTTCCTGGTGCTAAGTTTATGCCACAGTACCGTAGTAAGTACTGGGATGGTAAGATCCGTTTATTTTCTCCTGCAACTGGAGAAGTATATGTGGGGTTGGTGGATAAGATTGTTACTTGGGCAAGGAAGTCAGAGTATAGCTTAGAGTTTGAGAATAATAAACAATATGGTGCTCCATTTGAACAGAACGATATAATATCTCGTGAAGGAGTCAAAGAGTATATGACTCGTATTGCAAAATATAAACCAAGAGATTATCAGGTAGATGCTGTATATCGTGCATTAAAATATAATAGAAAACTTCTTATATCACCTACTGCATCAGGTAAGTCATTAATGATATATGCTGTAGTAAGATATTTTGTAGAGACTAAAAAGAAAGTATTATTAGTTGTTCCTACTACATCATTAGTAGAGCAGATGTTTAAGGATTTTAAAGATTATGGTTGGAATGCAGAAGATTACTGTCATAGAATATATTCTGGAAAGGAAAAGACTAATGAATTTCCAGTTACTATTACTACATGGCAATCTGTATATAAATTAAAAAGACCATTCTTTAAAGATTTTAATGTTGCTATTGGAGATGAGGCTCATTTGTTTAAGTCAAAATCTCTTGTAAGTATAATGACGAAGATGCACGATGCAAAGTATAGATATGGGTTTACTGGTACTTTGGACGGTTCACAGACGCATAAGTGGGTCTTAGAAGGATTGTTTGGACCTTCTTATAAAGTAACTCAAACAAAAGAATTAATTGATAAAGGACATCTTTCTAAATTGCAGATTCGTGTTCTTCTTATGAAGCACTCAGCACAGAAATTTGAGACATATGAAGATGAGTTACAATACATTATAGGACATCCTAAAAGAAATAATTTCATTAAAAACCTAGCATTAGATCTTAAAGGTAATAGTCTTATCTTATTCAGTCGAGTAGAAGCACACGGTGAACCACTTTATAATTTAATAAATAATTCCATATCAGGTGATCGTAAAGTATTCTTTGTACACGGTGGTGTCGATACTGAACAAAGAGAACTTGTAAGAGAGATTACTGAAAAGGAACCAAACGCTATTATTGTTGCATCATATGGAACTTTCTCTACAGGAATTAACATTAAAAATCTTCATAACATCATTTTTGCTAGCCCCTCTAAATCAAGAATCAGAAATCTTCAGTCAATTGGAAGAGTTTTGAGAAAGGGAGACAACAAAACACAAGCAGTTCTTTATGATATAGCAGATGATATTAGTTATAGTTCAAGGAAAAATTACACACTCAATCATTTAATTGAAAGAATCAAAATCTATAATTATGAAAAATTTAATTATGAGATAGTACAAATAGATTTAAAGGAAAATGAATAATCAAGAACAGGAAAAGGAAGAAGAGTTTTTCGCAGTACTTAAGTTAGTCTCAGGTGAAGAGATATTTGCTAGAGTTCAACCATGTGAAGAAGAAGATAAAACTATTTTAATATTGGACACGCCAGTAATTTTTGAAACAGTTGTGATTAGAAATATGGGAATGGGCGCAATAAAAGTAATACCGTGGATGGAAATGGTTAAAGATCCTTTATTTGTTATGAATATGGATAAAGTAATGACAATAAGTGAAATACATGATGAAGACATAATTAGAATCTATAATAGATATCTTCAAGATAAAGATAGAGAAACTAATCAATGTAAAATAAATAAGGATATGGGTTTCTTATCTTCCATATCCGATGCTAGAGTATTTCTAGAGAAACTATATAAATCTAGCTAATATAACCCTTTCAACCCTTACAGAGTTATTTTACAGACAATTGCCAACTCTGTCAAGCTGTGTTATAATGTAAACAATTAGCACGGGAAAAGATGCAATGGTTAGACGTACTAAAAAGTCAGAACATTATGTAAATAACAGAGAATTCTTAGACGCTATTGTTGTCTATAGAATGCAGTGTGCAGAAGCAGAAGAGAAAGGTGAACCAAGACCTCGTATTACTAACTATCTTGGATCGTGTTTCTTGAAGATTGCTACACATTTATCATACAAACCAAATTTTGTTAACTACATGTTCCGTGAGGATATGATATGTGATGGAATAGAAAACTGTGTTCAATACATAAAGAATTTTGATCCTGCAAAGTCTTCCAACCCTTTTGCTTATTTTACTCAGATCATTCATTATGCTTTCCTTAGAAGGATTCAGAAGGAGAAACGTCAGATGGATATAAGAGCAAAGATTATTGAAAGATCTGGATTCGATGAAGTTATGAGTGCAGATGGTGATTATAGTGCTTCTGACCTTAACACAATCAAAGAAAATATACAATCCAAACTTTATCAATGAGACTAACTCAAGAGGTTATTGACAAAATCCAACGAGCAATGACTCATACCAAAATGAATGGTGACACCAACTGGAAAGATGGTGATGAAATTGATGTTTGCCTTGGTGGTACATTTGCAGGAGATAGATTTATTAGTATCATAAACAGAACAAGAAGCAATACAACCAAAAAATGAAGATTGCTTTGATAACTGACACCCATTATGGGGCTCGTAAGGGTAGTAAGATTTTTCATGATTACTTTCAGAAATTTTATGATGATGTTTTCTTCCCTACATTAAAGGAGAGAAAGATTAAGAATGTAATTCATTTGGGAGACTCATTTGATAATCGTAAGAATATAGATTTCTGGGCATTGAATTGGGCAAAGGAACACGTATATGATAAGTTTAAGAAATTAAAGGTAAAGGTACATACTATAGTTGGTAATCATGATGTTTATTATAAGAATACTAATCAGGTAAATGCTGTAGATTCCTTATTGGCATCATACAATAATATTGTTCGTTATACTGGTGCAACGGAAGCAAATATAGATGGATTTGAAACTTTATTACTTCCTTGGATATGTCACGATAATTATGATGAATCTATAAAAGCAATTAAGAATACGAAATGCAAATCTGCATTTGGACATTTAGAATTGAATGGATTCCAATTATTTCCTGGAATGCTTCAGACAAATGCACATATGAATGTGGATGTTTCTGTATTTGAGAAACTAGATGTGGTATTTTCTGGGCATTACCATACTAGATCTAATGATGGTAAGGTGTTTTATTTGGGAAATCCTTATCAGATGTATTGGAATGATGCAGGAGATAATAGAGGATTTCATATATTTGATACGGAAACTTTTGAATTGGAGTTTGTAGAGAACCCTTACAATATGTTTGAGAAGGTATATTATGAGGATATAAATTCTAAACTTTATGATGCTAGAAATTTAAAAGATAAGATTGTAAAGGTTATTGTTCGTAAGAAGTCTAGTCAACTGGAATTTGATAAGTTTATTGATAAGATTGATAAAGCAGGTTGCTATGATCTTAAGGTTGTTGAAAATTTTTATATAGATGATGAAGAGGTAGAGTTTTCCTCCGATGATAGTGCGGATACGTTAACACTTTTAAATAAATATATTGAAGAGTCTGAATTTGATTTGGATAAAGAAATAGTGAAAAATATTATGAAGGACGTTTATAGAGAGGCTTGTGAGTTCGAGTAATGTACATTCTCACTATTGAAGGAAAAGAAGATGAGGGGGCATATGCTGTTTCCTCTCCTGAAGGAGATAGGGCTCTTTATCTCTTTGAGGAAGAAGATGATGCTCTTAGGTATGGTGGATTGCTAGAAGCGGAAGATTATCCACCAATGGTTGTAGTTGAAGTCGAGGATGAGCTTGCATTAAACACGTGTAACAGGTATAATTACAGGTATGTGATTATCACTGAAGATGATTTCGTGATCCCACCAAAACAGGATGATTTTATTCAAACAGATAAGATGGCGTAATTTCCTCTCTACAGGAAACCATTTTACTGAAATTGATCTGACGAAATCTAAAACTAGTCTTATTATTGGTACTAATGGTGCTGGTAAGAGTACTATATTGGATGCTCTTACTTTTTCATTATTCAATAAACCTTTTCGTAAGATAACAAAGGGTCAGTTAGTTAATAGTGTAAATGAAAAGGAGTGTTTGGTAGAAGTAGAATTTGATATTGGTAATATCGAGTGGAAGATAGTAAGAGGAATAAAACCAAATATATTTCAGATTTATAAAGATGGGAATGTACTTGATCAAAATTCAGCAGCGAATGATCAACAGAAGTGGTTGGAAGAACAGGTATTAAAATTAAATTACAAGTCATTCACACAGATTGTTGTATTAGGTAGTGCATCATTTGTACCTTTTATGCAATTGAGTGCTCCAGTTAGAAGGGAAGTCATAGAAGACTTATTGGATATTAAGATATTCTCAGTAATGAGTTTACTTCTCAGGGAAAGAATGAGGGGAACCAATGAGAGAATACGAGAATTATCTATTCGTAAAGATCTTCTAGAGGAGAAGATTGATATGCAAAAAAGTTTTATTCAGGAACTGGAGGACACTGGTAAGAAGGATGTAAAGGGTAAGAAAGATAAACTTAAAAAAATAAATGAAGAGATTAATTCATATGAGTCTGGATTAGAAGAATTGAGTGATGAATTGGGAGTGGTCAATAAAGATATTGAAATGTTCTCAGGTTCCAATCAAAAGTTACGAAAGTTAGGAAACTTAAGAGGTAAACTATCTCAGAAAGTATCTACCATTACTAAAGAGCATAAGTTTTTTACAGATAATACTGTTTGCCCTACTTGCACTCAATCTATAGAAGAAGAATTTCGTATAGATAGAATTGCTGATGCTAAATCCAAAGCCAAAGAACTTGAACAAGGGTACAAGGAATTGGAGGAAGCAATCAAACTTGAAGAGGAACGGGAAACCCAATTCAAGGAATTTACAAAGGAGGCATCCAAACTAACGCATGAGATTTCTAAAACAAGTACAAGGATTTCTGGACTTGAAAATCAAACCAGAGACATTGAACAAGAAATTCAAACTATTACCGAGCAACTTAAAAACAGAACTTCTGAAAGAAATGCGTTAGAGAAACTATTAGGGGAACAAGAAGGCCTCCAAAAAGACCAATCAAAGGAAAGTGAGAGAAACGTTTATAACGAATTTGCACATGCCTTAATGAAGGATGGTGGTGTTAAGTCGAAGATCATTAAACGGTATCTTCCGTTAATGAATCAGCAGATCAATAAGTATCTGCAGTTGATGGATTTCTATATTAATTTTTCTTTAGATGAGGAATTTAAGGAGACCGTGAAATCTCCAATACATGATAAATTTTGTTATGAGTCATTCTCTGAAGGAGAGAAGATGCGTATTGACTTAGCACTTCTATTCACATGGAGAGAGATTGCACGGATGAAAAACTCTGCTAGTACAAACTTACTGATCCTTGATGAGATCTTTGATAGTTCTTTGGATGGGTTTGGTACTGAGTACTTTACTAAGATCATTAAGTATGTTGTCAGTGATGCCAATGTATTTGTCATCTCTCATAAGACGGATGACTTTATAGATCAGTTTGATAGAGTGGTTAAGTTTGATAAGGTGAAGGGATTCAGTAAACTAGTTGCTTGACATAAGATTCAGGATCTGATACAATAAATACTAGTTACGGGGATCGTATGACTTTAAGAACACATACAATAGAAAAAAAGAAGGATACCCATAACCAAATATGGGAGTGGGAAGAAACCCCCGAACTGCTGAAAGCACTGGAGAAACTCGATGAAAGTTCCAAACTGGCAGCATCACTCAAACAAAGAACAAAAAAGGCACCTAAAGCCCCAAATGCTGCGCCAAGCAAGAGTAAAACGTAGACAGTTGATAAAGCGTCTACTGACCTCCCCCAAAGGGAGGTTTTTTAGTATA